AGTTATGAAAAAGGCCAAGGGCAAGGTCCGAAAAGTTTACTATATAGGCACATGCACAGGTACATTTATAGTATCTGATACTACCAAGCTAGACACATCTAAGAGATCTAATATATATAGTCTAGGTGGCAATATAAGTAGAGATGAGAGATTAGAGGGGCGTGAAAACCTTTCTACAAAAGAAGAATTGTTTGTCCAGTATTTAGCATCTGGAATGGATGCTCGCATGGCGTATCTAAAGGCATTTCCGACAAATGACCCGCACTATGCAGGATTGCGAGCTGGACAACTTATAAAAACAACAAGGATAAAAACAGCTATGAAAGAAGAATTAAAACCAATATTAGAGGAATTAGGTATAAATGAAACTAGTATATTAAAGAATATATATACTATTGCTATGGCTTCTCAAAAAGATGAAACAAAGTTAAAAGCATTATTTAAACTATCTGATATTATGGATCTTGAAGATAAGAACAAAACATCTATAACTCAAATATCAGGAGCAGTTTTTCAAGGATTTGGTGAAGATCAAATAGAAGGAGCTAAAAGACCTGAAAAAATTTCTTATGAAAAGGAAGGCAAATAATGAAAGAACAAAACAATATAGCAGCAAAAGCAATAGCTGCATTGACTAAATTAACAGGAAAAGGTCCTGTAACTCTAGATGGGAAAAGTAGTCAGACAGGAATATTGCCAGAATTGCATCCAAAATATAAACCTAAAAAAACCGTTAAAGGTAGTAATACATATGATAATACATTAGATGATATTGTTGATATTGCAAAAACAGAAGGCGGCACTTGGGACGAAAATTTTTCAAAAATGTTTAATTTAAAAAATGATATAAAAAGATCTGATTCTAATAAGTTGGCATTAGATGCGATTCAGAAAAAAAGATTTCAAATGAAGTTAGCTGAAAATGAACTTAAGGGAGAAAATTGGAAATCTATAATGTCTACAGGTAAATCAATTTTAAAGGTTTAAATGGCAAGCGAACAACATTTATACCAGCCACAATTAGAAGGTGGTTATACTTATGATAACATCCCTCAAGAGATGTTGGATTATATAGCTGCTAATAACTATAGCACTAAAGGCACTCCATGGGAATCTATGGATCATTTTGGAACAGGTGAATACAGACCATTAACTGTAGATATGATTTTATTTGGTCCACGTAATGAATTTAGTTGGCCTAATCCTCCTGTAAGTTCTGAGAATTATAATGCATCTTGGTGGGGAGAACCTACTTATGATGCCGAATGGTATGCTAAAAAACGTGAAGAAGCACAATATAGATTAAACAATCGAATAGATGGAGCATCTTCATGGGATTGGAATCAAGGAGATGTAAAAGAAAAAAAATCGCTTTCTGAAGCTGTTAAAGATTATATTCCTGATGTTGTTGAAGAATTTGAACTTAAGCATATAGCTCCTGCTACTCAAGCAGCAGCGTTACTTACTGGATATGGAACAAAATTATACGATTATTTAAATCCATATTATCACACAGAAAAAACAGGCCATCAGTTAACTATGGATGCATATAATACATATTTAAATAAGCAAAATTATGCTGATCTGGAAGGAGGTATGTCAAGATTGCCAACTATAGGTGAAGGCTTATCAGCTTTAGGATGGGTACTTGATGAAGGAGGAACTTCTGAATTTATAGATGATTTAGGTGCTATTACAGGAACTGAAATATTCACAGATTACTTAACTGATAATTTAAGAGATGTTATAGATCATGGAGATGACTTTGATGCTTCTAAGGGATTTATATCTGGTAAACAAGATATAGGTTCTATTAATATTGTAGATGCTACTGAAGCAGGTCTTTCTTTATATGCAGCAACTAAACTTGCAACTGCAGGTAGCAATCTTTATAGCAAACTAAAACCTTATAGCCCTTTGACTACATCATTTTGGGCAAGGCAAGGTTTAAAACCTTGGCAAGCAACTGGATTAAGCAATGCAACTTTTTTTACTGGATTATCTGCTATGCTGCCAGAATTAAGAAGTAAATACCAATCAGATTTTATGCCCTTTATTAATAAATATTTTATGGATGTAGGTTATGATGTTGATATAGCTTCAACAGTAGATCCTCAGGCTAGGGTTAATGAATTATTTGAACAATTTAATATAGACCCTAAATCAGCTGAAGGTAAAGCTTTTTTAAATATATGGAATTTATCAGGAAGGCCTGTTATAAATTTGGGTGGAGAAATTTCTCCAATAGGAGATTGGTGGGGAGCAAAAGGATCAGGCACTTCAGCATATATTGCAACTGGAAATAATCCTTCGATTGTATTAGATCCTAACATTGAAAACATTGATAATGCTTATATTAGAGCAATTAAAAGAGCCCAGGGTGATATAGGAAAACTAAGTAGATATATGCAAGGCTTGCTTGGAAAAGACTACTCTATGCCAGATATAACTAAAGAGGGCTGGGAAACTCAAGTTAATAAAGATCTATTTTTTAATATTGTATATACTGAATTATTACATCAATATCAAATGACTGATTTACCTTGGAATAAAACACAGCGTAGATTTTGGAATTCTGTACTTGAAGGAACAACTTTAGATCAGGATGAGCAATATGGAAGAGGCGACTTTAGACATAGATTAGAAGCTGGGGGTCCTCAAACATTTGAATCAATACATAATATGTATAATCCTACACTTTTTGGAGCATCTCATAATGTTGCAGCTCAAACTGAACAATTCTTTCTCAACAATCCTACAGTAGGAGTGTTTGATTATGTAAATCCTGCTTTAGCTAATTTAAAGGCAGATATAAGATTAGAAGGAGCAGGAGATATTCCATTCCTTCCTAGAGTGCTTAATCAAGCTGGAGAACTTGTTGAAAAAGGCATTAATATGCAAATTGATCCTAGAGTTAAAGAAGAAAATGAAATAGATATAAATATAGGTAAAACTACTTCAGATTATTTTGAACCCGAAAAAAATGATAATTCGGGAACTACTGCTCCTCATCCTTTAGATGAATTTAATATACTTCGATAATTAAATTTGTTTTTATTTTTTAAATTTTGTAAACTAAGCAACTAGTTTAGGTATAAATTGTCCAATATTAATCTAAATAATGTAAGTAAAATGGAAGAAGAGCTTAGATTGGCTCATGAAGATTTAATAGCATTTGGTAAATTATTTCTTCCAGATGATTTTATGAGATCAGAAAGTCCTTTTTTTCATTATGAAGTAGCTGATGCTGTTTCAGATAATTCTATTAGACAATTAGCAGTAATATTACCTAGAGGTCATGGAAAGACAGTTTTAACTAAATGCAATATATTACATGACTTTGTTTTTTCTCATAACGATCCATTATTTTATGGTTGGGTTGCAGCATCAAGCAAAATATCTGTACCTAATTTGGATTATATTAAATATCATTTAGAATATAATGATAGAGTAAAATATTATTTTGGTGATTTAAAAGGAAGGAAGTGGACAGAAGATGATATCGAGCTTAAAAATGGTTGTAAACTTATTAGTAAATCTAATCTTTCTGGTATTCGTGGTGGTGCCAAGTTGCATAAGCGTTATGATCTTATTGTGCTTGATGACTTTGAAGATGAAAACAATACGGTCACGCCAGAATCTAGATCAAAGATCTCAAATCTTGTTACAGCAGTCGTATTTCCTGCCTTGGAACCGAAAACAGGCAGGCTTAGAATAAATGGCACACCTGTGCATTATGATTCATTTATACAAAAAATATTAACAGGATATGAAAAATCAGTGAAAGAAATTAAAGATTATAGTTGGAAAGTAATAACATATAAAGCTTTACAAGAAGATGGTACTCCATTATGGCCTTCATGGTTTGGTCATAAAGAAATGGCTAGAAAGAAAAAGTTTTATCAAGATTCTGGAACTCCTCAAAAATTCTACCAAGAATATATGATGGAGGTTCAATCGGAAGAAGATTCAATTTTTACTAGAGAGCATATAAAATTTTGGGATGGACAATTCCTTAAAGATGCAGATAATGGTTTAACTTTTATTATTCCTGAAGGAGACGATCCTAAACCGTGTAATGTTTTTATAGGAGTTGATCCCGCTACAGATTCAGCTAGAAGAAATTCAGACTTTAGTGTTTTAATAGCTGTGGCTGTTACTCCTGACAATAATTTATATGTTATTGATTATGTAAGAGATAGAACACTTCCTGTACTTGGTATACCTGGAACTGGAAAAAAAGGAATAGTAGATTATATTTTTGAATATGCTAAATTTTATAAACCATCTTTATTTACGATTGAAGATACAACAATGAGTAAACCTGTATTTCAAGCAATAAGAGCTGAAATGAGAAGAAGGAATGAGTTTATTATTCCTTTTAAAGAAGAAAAGCCTGGAAATAGAATGAGTAAGAGAGATAGAATACAAGAAATTTTAGCACAAAGATTTTCAGTAGGCCAAGTACATATTAAAAAAACACAATATGATTTACATAGAGAAATTGCAACATTCGGGCCTCGTATGGCTCACGATGATACTATAGATGCATTAGCATATGCATGTAAATATGCGCATCCTCCAACAGGAATTGGAGAATCAAAAGATGGATGGTACAAGAAAAAGAAAAAAGCAAAAAGCTGGGTAACAGCATAAGGAGAAAAAAATGGAAAAAAATGAAATGAATTTTAGTAATGAATTCGATTCAGAAGTTCAGGCTAGTACATTTAATGATTGGTGGTCAAAAGTATTAGAGGTTCATGACTATGCTCCAGATCCAAATGATGTAGAACATTTTTATGATTATAAAGCTGCCTATGAAGCAGGTATAGAAATACCAGAAGAAGGAGAGCATTGGCCTTCTAAATTTAAACATGATTTACATCCTGATAGATATGTAAAAGGAGATGATTTAGATCCGCCTAATTATAATGTTGATTATTGGGATACTAAATACGATCAACCTGCAACAGCTATAGATATGATAAGACAAACATATAGAAGAGAAGAATTTTTAGATCAAAAGGGTTTATTTGATACTTCTCATTTATTTGATGAAGGAGATTCTCAAAATGTACAAATTTAGCAAACGATCTAAAGATAGATTATCTACATGCGATGAGAGATTGCAAAAAGTTTTTAATGAGGTTATAAAGTATATAGATTGTAGTATTCTAGAGGGACATAGAGATAAAGAAAGACAAGAAAAATTATTCAAAGAAGGAAAGACTAAAGTTCATTACCCTAAAGGTAGGCATAATTCAAAGCCTAGTCGTGCTGTTGATGTTACTCCTTACCCCGTGGATTGGGCTGACAGAGAGCGCCAGACACTTTTTGCTGGGTTCGTGCTTGGGCTGGCTGCTAGGATGGGTATTACTCTTCGGTGGGGAGGAGACTGGAATATGAACTTTGAAGTTAAAGATAATAGATTTGATGATTTCCCACATTTTGAATTAATAAAGGATAAATAATGGCAAAACAAAAAAGAGCAAATGAAGTAAGACAATTATATAATCTAGCAAATAGCTGGAGTAGAAAACAATGGGAAAATATCAATCAAAAAGGTTATGAATTTTCTCATGATTCTCAATTAACATTAGAAGAAAAAACATCTTTAGAAGAACAAGGAATGCCTACTTTTACAATTAATAGGATTCTTCCTGTTGTTGAAATGTTAAATTTCTATGCTACAGCAAATAGTCCTAGATGGCAAGCTGTTGGAGTTGAAGGAAGTGATACTGATTTAGCTGCAGTTCTTTCAGATTTAACTGATTATATATGGGCAAATTCAAAAGGGAGCACTTTATATAATAATGCCATTAATGATTCTATAACAAAAGGAATAGGTTATTTATTAGTATCTGTGGATAGAGATGCAGATAATGGAATGGGTGAAGTAATTATACAACAACCAGAGCCATTTGATATTTATGTAGATCCTAAGTCAAGAGATATGCTTTTTTCAGATGCTGCTTTTATAATGATAAGAAAAATATTACCTAAAAATCATTTAATAAAACTATTTCCAGACCATAAAAGAAAAATCAATAAATCATCAAGTGATGAAAATCAACAAAATAACTTTACAAGAAGAGATTTAGGTTCTCAAGATCAAAAATTATTCGGCTTTAATGATACTACAGAACAAAGTTCTATGGGTATTACAGCTAAAGGTGAACAAGATCAATTAGTAGAATTCTTTGAAGTATATGAAAAAATAAAAGTTGCTTATATTAATTTCTTCTATAGAGTACCTCCTACCCAAGAAGTTTTACAGCAAATAAACAAACAATGTGCTGTAATGGTTGAAGAGCAATCTAGGGAAATGGAAGTTCAATTAATGGAGCAAAAGCAACAAATGGAACAAGCTGTTCAAGAAGGTAAAATGTTGCCTGAAAGATATCAACTTGAAATGGAAAATGCAATGAAGATGATGCAACAACAATTAGAAGCTTACAAGCAAGAGTGTATGAGTAAGTTGCAAGCAGAAGCATCTAAAGTTGAAAATCAAATAGTTACAGAAAAAGAATTTAATATTTTAATAAAAGATTCATTCTTACAAAAAAACCTTATAGATAGTATTAAATTTTATGATACTAGGATAAAACAAACATGTATGTGTGGCGATGCTTTATTATATGAAAGAGTTTTACCTGATACAATAAAAGATTATCCTGTTATACCTTTTCATTTTAAATGGACAGGTACTCCTTATCCAATAAGTGCTGTTTCTCCATTAATAGGAAAGCAACAAGAAATTAATAAAGCTCATCAAATTATGGTTCATAATGCATCATTAGGATCTTCATTAAGATGGATGTATGAAGAAGGAGCTATAGATGAAGAATTATGGGAGAAGTATTCTGCAAGTCCAGGAGCGTTATTGCCTATAAGGCCTGGAGTAACTCCCCCTACTCCTGTTCAACCAGCACCCCTTGCGAATGCTTTCTTCCAAATAGTTAATGAAGGTAAATCAGATATGGAATATTTAGCAGGTATATATAGCTCTATGATGGGAGATTCTAGGGGAGCAAGTGAAACATATAGAGGGATGCTTGCTTTAGATGAATATGGAACTAGAAGAATAAAGCAATGGATGAAAACATCTGTAGAAACTGCTTTAAAGCAATTAGGTGAAGTAACATTGCAATTTGCACAAGCTACTTATACAGCACATAAAAGATTTAGAATAATTCAACCTAGTGCTATTCAAGAAGGAAAAACACAAGAAATTAATATACCTATATATAATGATATGGGAGAAGCTATTGGCAAATCTATGGATCTATCTGCTCAAAAGTTTGATATAAGAATAATTTCTGGTTCTACAATGCCTATTAATAGATGGGCATACTTAGAAGAATTAAAACAATTAATGCAATTAGGAGTTATAGATGATGTAGCCTTACTTGCAGAAACAGATATTAAAAATAAAGAAAATATTGTTAAGAGAAAATCTATGTATTCTCAATTACAATCTCAAATACAACAATTATCAGAAGCAATGAAAGATAAAGAAGGAACAATTGAAACGCTTCAAAGACAACTTGTTCAAGCTGGCATTAAAGGTAAGGTTATGCAAGCTGAAATGGAAATCAGTAAAAAGAAAGAACAAGTAAAAGGTACTATTAATAAAGCTAGTGTTGAAACTGAAGCAAAGCAACATTTACTTCAGAATGTAATGGCAAATAATGCAAATTTAGTACAGGCTAGACAACAAGATATGTTGCAAAATGAAAAAAATAACTTGGAAAATAGCCAAGAAGAGGATTAAACTACAAACGTGAAAATGAATAAAATAAAGGAGGGATAATGTCAAATTCCCAAAACAGCGGTAACCCTGCTATTGGAATGCAAGGAAATACTTTAGAAGGAGCATCTAATGCTTCTAAGAAAGTTTCTCCTAAAACTCCAGGTGCAGGCTCCAGAGAGTTCTTTGATTCATTAGACCATGAAGTAAATAGTCAAATACAAGACGCTAAGGTAACCCCGAATCAACAAAGTGGCCCCGCTCAGGTAACCCACAACAGAAAAGATGAAGGCTCCAATAAAGTTGTCGAGCAGTCTCACAACAGCACAGACTGGCAAAAACGCTACACTGATAGTAGCAGAGAAGCTGTTAAGTGGAGAGACAAGTTCAAAACGGTAGAACCGTTTGTTCCTGTGCTCGAAGCAATGAAAAATGATAGTGGTTTAGTAGACCATGTTCGTGAATATTTAAAAAGTGGTGGCGCACCTGCAAAATCAATACAAGAACAACTGGATATTCCAGAAGATTTTATATTTGATCAGCAAGAAGCTATGACTAACCCTGATTCAGATAGTGCTAAAGTAATGAATGCTCATGTCGATACTTTGGTTGAGAAAAGAGTAGGTTCTCTTGTTCAAAATGAAAGAGCAAAAAACCAACAATTAGCTCAAGCAAAAGCAATGAAAGAGCAAGAAATAGCATTTATGAAAAAGAATAATATGTCTAGAGAGGATTTTGATACATTTAAAAACAAAGCGAAAACTCATAAAATGACATTAGATGATGTCAATTATGTTTTAAATCGTGATAAAGTTTCTGCAAATGTAGCTCAATCAACTAAAAAAGATATGTTAAATCAGATGAAAAATGTTCAGAATATGCCTACAACTGCTAGCGGAGCGAATAGTCAAGGGAGTGGACATAAATCTCAAGATAGAGAGGTTTTTGAAAACATTCTTGGATTCGAAAGTGGAAAAGATAACCTGTTTGGGTAGGCTTATATAATTTTTATATAGTGTCTATCTAAACTTTAATTAATAAGGAGATAGACGAATGTCTGAGATATTAAACGTAACTGGGAGTAATTATACCTCCGAGCCTACGGTAGTCATTGGTGATTCGGCTGCTACAGGTGCCTTACGAAGAAAATATAACTTCGGTGATATGGTATCTGAATTAGCTTTATCACAAGATCCGTTCTTTAGGTTTGTAAGTATGGTTGCTAAAAAACCAACGGATGACCCCAGTTTTAAATTTACGGAAAAACGATCATCCTATACAAAAAGATATGCATATATGTTTGCATATAGTGCTACTGCAATATCGATTCCTGCAACAAATCCTGATGGTGGTAATCATACATCTGCTGCTGGTAATGTGTATTCATTTAGTTTCTATACAGATTATAAATCTAATGGAAACTTACAGAATGTTTACGGGCAAACTATGAGTTATTATAAAGGCGTAGATGGAACTCAACCTGAGTTCTTTATTCCTGGACAAATAATTAAGTTTCCTGTATTTTCATCAAGTGGATCATTAGGAAATCCAACTGGATATGAGTTGTGGAAAGTGAATAGCGTGGATACTTCAGCTGAAGCAAGTAATTATTTAACAGTTGTAAATGCTACTTGTATTAAAGGCGGAACTAGTGTAAAATATATGGATCCAGTTGCAATAGCTGGTTCTGCATTAACAACAAGTTCTCAAGAAGCTCTAGAGCCATATAAGCATTATGTAGTTGGTACTGCATTTGCTGCTGGTTCTGGATATCCTGAAACATGGCAAGATCAACCATATAGTACATCAACTGGTCAAACTCAAATATTCAAAACATCATGTGTAATGAATAATACTGATAGAGCAACTGTTCTTAAGTATGAAGGTAACGAGTGGGCTAGAATATGGAAAGAAAAGTTGATTGAGCATAAATGGGATATTGAAAATGCATTATTATTTGGAAAACAAAATTCTACATATAACACTACTGAAGGTGCTGTAGACTTTATTTCTACTTATGGTAATACATTTAGCTTATCAACATCAACTAAAACACAAGATTCTTTCTTGGATGACCTATCAGCTATGTTAGATCCTAGATATAATAATGCTGGTTCAACTGTATTCTTCTGTAACACAGCAGTTTACAATTGGCTACATAAATTATCAGGATACTTCTCTAATAACTT